TGTTGCCCCTGAAACCAGCTTTACGCCAGCCTCTACAGCATTTCCAAGGTTTCCAGTTAAAAGTGAACCGACAAGGTTTGCGCCTTCCGTGCCGTTTCTGCTTAGCCATGCGCCTACGTCCTTCCATGTACTCATAGTTTCATGCCTTTCCCGTATTCCCTTAACCCTGAAAATTCTCTCATTTTATCAATGTTTCTTTCTTGTTCACGGCGGATATATTGAGCAAGATCATCTGTAAATTCAATAATATCCTCTAAGGTTTCCCTCTTTTTTTTGTCCACATCCTCCAAATTAAGACGCATAGCATGGGCAATTTCTGGCAAAATATAGTGCATTGCTTTTAGCATTTTATTCAAATCCACGCACAGCCAATGCACATTTGTTTCGCCCATAAAGTTGTCTCTTTTTTCATATTTATTTAAATCAGGTCTCGCCACTTTAAGTCTCCCATAAACATCAAAGATTCTGCCTTTCTGCGTCTGCGAAGGCCGTTAGAGGGGATTTTGTTTATATAAATCCAGCGTTCAAATTCTCTGGCTGCTCCGTCAATTCTTCCTTCATTCACCATGCGACGAAGGGTGGATTGTTCAAGGTTCCTGCGCCCAAGGTTAAAGGTGAAGGACACAAGCGCATCAAATTGCCCTTGGTTTATGGGATAAAAAATCAAATCCCGAACAGAGTTTTCTTTCTTTGCCGCATCTTTTAAAAACAAAGCATCCGCTTGTTCTTGAGTGATTCCGTTTTGGAATTGAGGTATTTCCTCTGGCCATACTCTGTGACCCCACCCAATGGTGTCAATGCCAGCAGAATCCTTGTAAATCTTTAACACGCACCCTTCAAAAGCATGGATCAGGTCAATTCCATCTTGAGAAAGAGTTAGCATCATTTAGCCCCTTGGTTAGCGATAAGGGTTGGGATGGCGTTTTCGATATTGGTAACGCGCTCTTCGAGTTTGGCAAAATCGGATTGTTCATCTTCTTTTTTCATAATCGCCACCATTACGGCAAGGTTTTTATCCATGTCCGCTTGCGTTTTCAGAAAATAGGTTCCAGCCCCCGCAATGGTGGCGATGACAATACCAATAAGCGTTATAAGCAATTTGGTATTTGTATTGCTGCTGTCATCCACAACAGGGGCCCTTAGTTTCCCTGTTGCACGTGTGCAACAATGGATTTGGCTTGGTTAGCAAAATTTTGCTGATCGGAAGCAGCAAACTGAATCAGTTGTTGCCCTTTTTCTGCGCTAATTTTACTCATCTCAGGACAATTGATAATGCGAAAAGCCATAGAAATCAGGTTTTGCGACAGATCAAAATAAGATTTTTTGTAAATTTCATCAATAGCGGCTAAGTGTTGTTGAACTTCAGACATGGGGTCTTCCTTTATTTGGGGTTTTTTAGGTTTAGAGAGTGAAAAAAAGAACCTCACTTCATCTCTCCTTTGGCAGGTTTTACATAACTTTATACACCATTGTCTTGATTTTCAAATGGTTTTTCCAGTTTATTTACCATTTCAAAGTACACGGGGTTGATAATGTCCATAATCACTTGGTTGTCTTTGTATTTTTCTTCTGCTTTTTCCATAGCGGCATTCAGGTCTTTCTCGGTTTCCATAGCGCGTAGACGTTCTGCCATAGCTTGTGCAATGCGTTCTGGCGGCAATGTTTTTTTCTCAAGTTCTTGCCCAGAGTTAAGCCAACCTAAAATCCCTGAACACAGCGCTTCATCAATGGGAAATATCTTCCCAGAAAAGAATCCTGTTCTATCCTTAGAAGAGGAAGCCATAAAGTTCCCGCCGCCAGGAAGATCAAAGACAAGTGTAAATTCATAGTCCATGCCTTCCCGTTGGATAGGGGCTAGTCCTATTTTTTCTGGCATTTTTTTACCATTTTTCTCAACAAGCGCATATTCTTGTTTGGCCCGCATTGTTGCAATAATGTGACATTTAGAGGCTAAAATAGCGTCGATAAAGGCTTGGTGTTTTGGCGTTACGTTTTTCCATGACGTGTAGCTATTTTTTGACGATGAAGCATTTGTCACGGTGTCCACCATTTCTAGGCATCCGCCTTGTCCGTTCCACTCATGGCTTATGCTGTCAATGATGATAACATCCGCCCCAAATGCTTCTGCCTCTTTAATACGCTTTATATAAGCCTCAGGGGCATACGGAGGCGAAAACTGAGATACATAATACTCAGGAAATTTATCGCTATAGAGTTCCGCAGAACCATGCTCAGTGTCAATAACGCAAACCTTGGCATCCTTCCCAAAAATGCCAAAAGCCATTGTAAGCGCGGAATACGTCTTTCCACTTCCCGATGGCCCTGTTAAGGCAAGTCTCAATTTCTGCTTTTTCTTCTCGGCTTTTGTAAACATATCATGGTTCCTTTGTGTTGATGTGTGTAAACAATACACAACAAAGCAAACCAAGTCAACGTTTATTTTATCTGGTTATTGACAAACAGAATCCAGTCTTCGGTTATCATGACTTGTGTAAGGCGGTAGACTTTCCAGCCCATAAACTGCGCTTGATTGTATTTCTCACAGTCCTTTGAGTATCCCACAAGCGTCTGGTGACGGCCCATTTTGTGCGTATTGATGCCCTCAATCTCGATGGCTATTTTGCTTTTGGGGTGCGCGTAGTCAAACCGCCATTTTCTCACAGGGTGAAACTTGTATTCCTTTTCCAGTTTGTGCCTTGAAAGCATTTCCCAAAGATAAAGAAACTTGCATTCAAGTCCCGAGGATTCCTCAATGCTTTTGACTTTAGGTGCTTTAGCTGCCTTAGGTGGTTTTTTGCCTTTAAAAAAGGCTTTTGGCAAGCGTATCATTCCACAGGCACCGTTTCAGAATCCACAACCATAGACACCATTTTATCTTTCAGGCGGCCATAATCAAAACACACCTTTTGATCGTCCAGCACTATCAGAGACACCAAAGCCAGCACCGTGACAATCAAAACAAAACAGGCGGCTTTAAGAATCATTGTTTTTTATTGAAAGATTTTAGGGCTTTGAAAAAAAAGTACACACTAATCGGTGCAAGAAAGGCAAGAAACGCCTCATACAACGTAAACTCTACGTCGATTCCCACAACTGCGTTTCCATAATAATTAAAAAAATCAATCATCACACGCTCCATCTATTTCGCTTGCCAGCATTCTCAGGTAATTTGAGATTGTTTTTGGGTTTTCCTTGTTTTCAATCCTTTGCGATACCGCTTCCCAAATCAAATCTACAAGGGTGCATTCAAAATGGGCATCAGATTCGTCTGGGAAGGGATGGAACGTGATGACAAAACTGGCTGTGGGAAAGACATTAAAATCAATATCCACTTCAGCGTCGTCTAAAAAATTCTCATCCCTTATCATCAATGAGCGCCAAACGTGTCCACCAAAGAGTCTTCTTTTTGATCCTTTTTGCGCTTCTTGTGAACAAACGTCTGAACAACGCGGTCAGAATCAAGAGCAAGATTCGTGCTGTATAAAGACCATCCCTCACTGGCAGCCTTGTTAAGGTACTGGGTTACCTCTTCATCACTAATTTCGTCAACCTCAAAGGGAAAGCTCTTAAACACGAACTCAGACTTTAATTTTGCAATCATAAAAACACTTTCTTTTTGTGTGGGTGTGTGATATACATAACACTTAGACATAGATTAAGTCAAGAAGAAAAAGGATGTTATGCACAAAACGCTTTTAAGAAGTCGCAGGGAATCGTTGGGTTGGTCAAGGGGCCATGTTCTTGATTTGATGAAAGACTATGGTTTTTCAGGATCGGGTCACAAAATTCTTTTTATCGAAGACCGGCGCACAAAAAGTCAGGACGAAGCATTTTTACGTTGCCTTTGTAAAGTATTGGATTTAAATTTCGATGATGTGGCTAGAGAACTTGAGATCGTGCCGGAGAAGATTAAAAAAGCATACTTTGAGGGCAAGATTCAGTATGAGGAAGGTCATTGATCTTTTTGAGTATAAAAAGAAAAAGCAAGAGCCTTTAAAAAACGTTCAGGACATAATCCTGAAAAACAATCACCTGAAGACGATAGAGTGTTTATGCCGTGTTGCGCGTTTCCATGCCAACACGGTAGATGATTACAACATCAACGCATCTGTGCATTGCCTAGAGAGCATTAGGCAAGAGATTGACGATCTGCTGGATAGGGTTAAGGAGCAGGGTGGGTGTTTGGTTTTTGATCAGTAGGCAAGATCACTTCGTCCCACTCAATCAACGGTGCACGTTGTCCGTTGGGGTATGTTCTTCTTAGAATGTCAGTAATTTGATAGACGTTTATATCATGCTCTTCGGGATCAATGTCTGTTGAGGGATCGTCCTTAACCCAAAGTATATCCTCGTCATTTGGATCAATGCTTACAATGTTTGTTACTTTATCGCTACAATACGGTGAAGTGTGATACTGGATTTTATCCCCTACCATCGGTACAGGACTTAGCAACTCTTGGTTGTCTTCGGTAACCATGACGCGCCACTCATCCGCACTTAAACAAAACCCAACAAGATGCCTTACACCCACCTCATCATCTGGATCAAAAAATGAGGCAAATTCTGTGCTAGATTCTGGAAACACATCAACAAAAAGTGCCGCTTGACTGAGCCGATGCGTTATAAGCTGTGTGCCTATAGGGTATAGTTTAGTCATAATCATTCTCCTTTGCTTGTTGGTAGTCCATCAGGGAGTTGAACCCTATCCTCATGCGTTATGAGCGCAGTGTGCTAACCCGTACACTAATGGACCATGCTTAATTGTTTTGTTTTCCACAGGCACAAATCCGCTGTTTTTTTACAGGGATAGCTTTCCCTCTCCTAAAAACAGGGATCACTTGGACAACCTCAAGGCTTTTAAGCCATTGCAAAGGATCGTCCATTTCACTTAACCAAGTGTTGTAACAAAAAGAATCTTCGTGAAAGTAAAACCTAACGTCGCCGTCTTTTTCATTTTTTTCTTCAAAAACAACTTCAAAACCATTCTTGTCCCATATCCTAAAATCCCCATGGTGCTTTTTATGCCCGTTATCCCTGCAAGTATACGAACGGTATAAATCCACCAGCTTCAGGCAAAGTTTATAGTGTCTCATAATCACTCTCCTTTGCTTGTTGGTACTCAATCAATAAAAAAACGGGGCTTCCCATCAACAAAGAAACCCCGCCAAGTTTTAAGTGGCAAGAAACCAAAACCACTTAGGAGCGTTGATGTTGTTATGACACACACACCAACCATTGTCAAGGGGTTCATGTATTTAAATTATAATTCTCGTGGTTCATAATAAGGTTCTGTCCATTCTTCGGTATCAAAAACAAACTTTAATCCTTTGTAGTGGTCATCTGTTTCTTCCCCAACAAAATCACTGCACGTATCATGCAATCCACCTAAAAAGTCTTCATATTCATCACGGGTCAAAAGAAACTCTAAAGCACCTAAACAAACCGCGCCTTCTTGATCTTTTGATTTGATACGAAAAAGACTTTTGGAAAGATTATTTGGATAAAAAACATAAGCAATTAAAGTTACGTCTTTTCCAATCAACTCTTCATCGCCAGAAAATGCAAGATACTCTAAAGTGTGCGTTGCTTTTGCGTCATAATCCTCATACTCAAAAGGTCTTTTAAAGTCTGTTAGCGAAATCATAAAGGCTTCCTTCTTTGTTGTATAGTTTACCGTCTTGTCGGTAGATGTGGTAAAATTTGCTTTTTATTCGCATAAACCTTACGAAAAACAGATGCTTTTTTTTCACACTCGGTTAAATCATCACCCGTAAAATGAACCCGCATTGTTCTTTCGATACCGCCGACCACAAACGATTTATAATCAGCCTGTAGTTTCTTTGCCTTCTTTTCAAAGGCTGGCAATTCATCTTTGTGAATCCCTGTGTAGTAGTAGGATAAAATCATAATCACATGCTTTTTGTTGGTGGCGGCGGCAAAGGCATCCAATGGGTAGGCCACCACTCTCCGTCGTTGCAATAAAGATTTTTCCAGTATCCTCCTTTATAGGAGCACGTTGGGGGGTGGTCACTCCAATAAATAACTGTCATTTCGCCATCTTCATATCCCAACACATGGGTACCATCTCTAGGTGCTGTCTCAATAGGTTGCCATTCACTCATAATCATATACTTTCTGTTGGTGGATTTTCAGGGCTTAATGCAAGAATAGATTGCCAGCGACCTAACGATATAGGGTGGTTTGTATTCCCCCTAAGTTGTTTTTTACTGGCCTCATAAGGAACAGCTACCCAGCCATCCCATGATTCCCAGCCAGCATTATTAACCGCGTTAGCAAGATCAGCGTATCCATTTTTGGCAAGAATCAACAAAATTTCACCACAATCACTTTTTTTAAGGATACAGGTATCATTAAGTCTATGTAGCATGGTTTTCTCTTGACTTTCGTTTGTGTTATGTATACCATACACCAACACAATGACAAAATCAAGAGATAAGTTATGAAAAATGATGTATGGTTAAAATATAATGATGCGTGTAAAAAAACGATCATTGCGTTTCTTAAGAAATACTACCCTGAAGAATCTTTGGCCACGGTATATTTTGTTGGGTGGGACGAAAACGATCACACCATGGTTTTTGAATGCTGCGACAGGTATTACACCATCGATTTTGTCCAAGAGTGCTTAAAGCTAGATGCCACGTTTGAAGATATGGATTCACATTATGAATACGTCCTTCAATGCGCGATACAAGGCAAAGAAGAGGGCATTAACTTTAGGACGTGGGTGCTGCATCCTGAAAAAAGAAAGACACCTGAACAGCAGCCTTTTACTGCCCAGCAACGGGCAAAGCAACTTCTTAAACGTTGCATCCCCGCTCTTGAGGGCGTGACAATGCATGAATCTTTGGTGGCAGAGATTCAAAAAGAAATTAAACATCTTTAAAACCGTCTAAAAACACTTGACTTTCCTGTTAGTATAATATACCAACAACATGGGGCTAGGCAGTCGACAGCCGAAAGCCCAATTCTTCCTTCCTCGGACGGGTTGCCCCATATTTTATAAAGAGGGAGAAGAGGAAGGTATCACGAAATGAAGCCCCCCTACATAAAGCTATACGTGAAAGATTTTGCCTTTGAGATACAGGGCATGACCAAAAAGCAAATCGGCGAATACGTATTAAAATTCCTAGACGCATACCGTCATGAATCCGTCCCAGATGAGTTATCCACACACAGTATTTTCTCAGAATTGAAAATTTCTTTGGAAAATTACGGTGAAAAATGTGAAAAAAACAAAAAAAACATAGAAAAACGATACAGCAAAAAAAACAATGACATTCCTTTAGAATCAGATACTTGCGGCTACCAGTCGAATGAAAATGGTAAACCAGTGGAATACCTAACTAAGAACCAAGAACCAAGAACCATTAACCAAGAACTATTAAAAAAGAAATCTATAAAGAAAAAAGAGGAATCGACAGCGTTGGTTTGTAAAACCATAACGCCTGTGAGTTTTCGATCAGCCCCCATCAAAAGCACTACGCTGGAACCCCACTACAGGGACGATCAAGAGTTTATGGCGTTTTGGGAGATATATCCCAGAAAGCGCAGGGGTGATCCGCACGCGGCGTACAAGACTTGGCAGGAATTGATTATTTCCGGTGAGGTGAGTACCGAGGCGATTATGCAAGGGTGCCACCAATATGCCAACAGCCGTGAAGGCTCTGGTCAATACGCCCAAGGATGCCAGAGATGGCTTAACGACTACGGATGGATGAAAAACTACACAACCCAAGGAGACCCACATGCAAAATTTAACCCAGTACAAACCATCATCAACCTCAGAGACACAGGAGGAGAACTTAAGGAAGGCATTGATTACACTGTCATTTGTGGTGAACGTGTCCTCAACTACTGAGCAAGGCACGATGGATTTGAAGATTAACGAGTACTGCCGATTGATAAAATTAGAAGGTTATTCTTACGATGTGGTCTTAATGGCCGTTCAGAGGCTCAAGGGACGTGTTAAGTTTTTTCCCTCATGGTTAGACCTAAAAGAAGAGATCGACGTCTGTAGGTACCTTAAAACGTCAATGGAGGGCAAAACAGAGTCTGGGGTAAGGTTTCTTGAAAAGTTATATCCTATGTTGCCAGCAGAGGTGGACAGGTGGCAAGCGGAGGTAGATTTTCGCTCTGTGCAGATAAAAATTCATGATGACGAGGTGGAGATATGCCTTGAAAAGGCACCGGCGCAAACCATAGTTGAAAAATATGCGAGTTATTTTAGCAGGATTTTTCCTGATAAGCAGATCACGGTGGTTTCATCTAAGGGCGCAAGGGTTAAAGTTTAGGGCTTGACGGTGGTGTGTGTTTGTGTTATGCATACACAACAACATTAAACGAGGAAGTGAATCATGATTGAGATGAAAAAGTTTGACGAAAGTATCACTAAAATTGAGATCAGTGGAGTACAAGCTATTTTCTTGTCTCAAGATGAATCAACGATTGTGAGAGATGAGTACGGCAATAAAATCCGCTACAGCGATCAGTGGTATTACTACTCTGAAGATCATGCAGATTTCAAGGCTTGTTACGACCCACGACCTTACGGAGGCACTTATTATGCACCACCAAAGCAGTTTTTTCTTTGTGATAAATAAGGAAGTGAATCATGACTGAAGAGAAAATTCTTCCAACGATTGAAGAATGGTTTGAGGCGAATAAAGAAGACGATGGAATGCTTCAATGTGAACTATCGGACACCGTGCCTTTACATTACAAAATGGAAGATTTTATCAGAAATTGTTTTTCACACTTTACAACAAAAACAGAGGCTTTGACATCTGGTGTTTCCGATTGGAAACCACTTAAAGTTAAGGTTAAAGTTAAGGTTACATTATTTCGAGGAAGAAATAATGATTTAAAATATTCTTCTGAAATTATTAATGTCAGTGAGGATGAATCATGAGTTGGACTGAACCGCAGCGTAACGATTTGTTTTACCACGTAAACCGTATTTGTCGTGTGATGGATATGTATGGCATTGGCACACGTGATCCGAAAAGGGTGTGTGATGCTTTGGAGGATATGTTGTCCAGCCGTTTTGCGGGGGATGATGTTGTTGTTGCGGTGAAAGCGATTATCCAAGAAACGGGCAGGATTCCTTTGCCGTCGGAGATAGGGAGATTTTTGGATGAGCAAGAATGAAATTTACGCATTGTGGCATGAAAAAGAAGGTATTTTACTGTCAGTATTTGCAGAGCCAAATACAGGTGATTGCTGTAACGATAATTCTTATGAATTAAGTATGTATGATGATAATATATGGGCTGTTTATGATTTTGATATTGCTGAAAAAGCAAGCAAAACTTCTGAGCCATGGTACAATTCATCGTATGAAAAACCAATTAACCCTTATACCCGTAATTGCAAGGTTGTCAGATTAGAAATAGTGGAATTTTATTAAGCAAAAGGAGGAAAGCCATGACGCATAAATACGAGAGAGTCTCAAAAGTTATCAAGGAAACTTTTGGGGAGCTAGAAAAATGTTTTATTCCTGGTCATCATCTTCTTGACCATGCCGATCTTGTGGGTTTGTGTTATGCGGTTTTAGAAGAATTTGGTGATAAAAATGAATCGCAAGATTAAAGAATTGTTTGTTTTTATTGAAAAACTGTTTATGTTCCTTTGGTTCGGGGTTACGGCTTTGTATTTTGCGGGTTGTCTTTTTGGCTTTGAGAATCGTTCCCTAGTAGATTTTGCGCTTTTATTTGGATTTGCAGGATTTTTTATGTTTTGGGCGAGGCATCAGTATGGATCGCATTGAAGTGATACAGCGATTAAAGGACGTGTTGCCGAAAACAGAGGCTGGGTTTGTGGATATATTTTTGAAGACGCTTGAGGTTGAATCGCGTCCGTCTGAGGGGTTGGTGGTTTTGAGACTCCCTGGGCGGCATTTGGGGAGTGTGGTGCAGCTTTATGGGTCCGCGCTAGAGAGATGCTTTGAAGAACCCAACGTGTGCATGATGAAGGGCAATAAGGTTGAGTGGATCAAGAAAGAAAGGGATTATGTGTTGCCAAGGAAAGAAACGAAAGCGATGTGGTGGCAGAATTGATTATTAAAAATTTAACAAAGAGGAACACAATGACTAAAAAACCTATCACGTTTCAAGAATGGTATGACGACAATGAAGTCAATGGCATTGCTACTTTTGATTTAAAATATCGTGTTGATATTTCGTCAGAAGTGGAAAGTGAGCTTGACGAAGATGCAGCAATAGCTTTAACAAAAGAAGGTATATCTGATATTCCATTTCACACCGTAGAGTATGAATATAAGGATTTTCTTATGGATATAACCGTAGAGATAGCAATCAAAAAATTATCTGATGGCAAAATAAAGGCTTTTGTTAATTCTGTAGAAGCGGCTTAGGAATTTAAAATTGATGGAACCTTTGGAAGACAGAATCGTTAATGTGATTGATGATTTGTTTGGTCATCGTCGCACGAGATATGGGTATTTATCACCTATGGCTGATGATGATGATTTGCTGGTTTTGGGATTAGAGATTCTTAGGGAATTTGGTGTTCGGAATCCTGAAGAAGACACGCCATGGATAAAAGAATTTATGCAGGAAGAACAAGCCAGATTGGGAAAAGAAGCCTTGCAATCTGAGAAGAAATGTGATTAAGTTTTTGGTGTATAAGGCAAGTGAAAGGCCGCATCATGCGGGGTGTTTTGAAAAAAACCTAGCTTGCTTTGGAGTGGCCAGTAAAGATTTTGGATTGGGAATACTCGGTCGGTCTTATTGGTTGCTCTGGTTGTCTTGAGAGGATGCAAAACAGACAGCCTTAACAAGCCCTAAGCACCTTAGGGGTTTGTTTAAAAGGGACGATTAAACACCGTCCCTTTTTTAATCCAAGATTGAGTAGACGTTTTTTTCTTCGGGTTGTTTTTTGCGTTTCCGTTTCATGAAGAAGTGGATGGAATCGGCAAGAGATGCTAGGGCAATGCAAAGGCATAGACTGGCTAGGCCAACGCCTTTTAATGATGCAACATAGTTGACTAAATCGAGCAATTCTTGTCCGTATTTCATATTCCCCTCACGATAATTGATTAAAAGTGCGGTTACAGAAAAACCTGAGAGCATGGCACAAGATTGGAAACGGCAAAACTTTGATAATTTTGTCTGCGTCTTCGGTCATGCCGGCAAGATAGTACAGTGCCAAGATGGGCAAAAGGATTATCAGGAAAAAGTTTCCTATGTTTTTCAAGAGGTAGCCTGTCAAAAACAGGGCTTTTTTAAGGTGTTCTTTGTTGTCCATAATTCCCTCACAATACGTGCTTATAGTGTTCTGTCCATTCACGCGGCATGGACGCTTTAAGCAGCATCAGGTCGTGATTGATGTTTCTGATCTCTGTTCTGCATTCTGCCAGCGTTACGGTTGCTTTACGGCCTTCCTCATGGACAAAGAGGGCCTTGTGTCCGTGTTCTTCCATTTGCACCATGCAGCGCGTATAAAATCCGAGGTCGCGTAGTTTTTGGATGTAGATGGTGTTCATGGTTATGCTCCTTTAATTTGATGGGTCATGATGGGGAATTTAAAAGGGCTATAGGGATTGTATTCTCGATAGCCGTAAGACGTTTCTGCGTGTTCTTTGCCAAATTTGTTGGTTAAACACGGGCTGTTGAGTTTCTGTTGCTCTAGTAAAATACGGGCGGCGAAGGCTTGCAGCTTTTCGCGTTCGTTGGTTTGTCCAAAGATTTGATTGATAAGATCGTCAATCATTTGGTAGGAAAGGATGTTATTTTGGTTCATTGGATTGATCCTTTTGTTTGATAAGATGCTTGATGAGTAACTCCATGGATTTGGGGATGGGGTATTGGCCGGATTCATAGGATCGGATTGTGCGAACGCATTTCCCAACAAGGGCGCATAGTTCTGTTTGATTGACATCCAAGTGTAGTCTTGCTTGTTTAAACTGTTCTGGTGTCATTTGTGGTGGTTCCTTTGGGGTTTTGATTCATAGTCGGGATCGAGAAAAAAATCGGTGTAGGCTTTGTAAAGGCCAGACAAAAAGGCTGGTTCCATTTCCTTTCTTTTATCGGGTTCTGTGTAATACAAGTGGCTTTTTTGGTACACTTCTTTGACTTCGTGTGGTAATTTAATGACATAGTTTATTCCAGTTTCATCACTAAAATGTATTGTAAATGAATTGTAAACAATACTAGGCAAGGTCCATGTCAAGTGAAATTCAAAACCCCAACAGATTTTAGGATAAAGTGGTTCTCCCGTGCGGCTGTGATAATACAGCGGCAAAAGATTGCAGATCACGTCTAGGGTTTCACGTTCTGTCTCAAAAAGATTGCGCTTAAGTTGTGCCTCTAGTTCGCTAAGGCAATGGGTTTTTAAGGGGTTTTCGTCGGTCATGGTTGGTTTCCTTATTCTGGTGAATGATTTGTGATAGGGCCCAAAGTATCCTTATGTTTTTCTAAGACACCCTTTAAATCTTTAAGAAATTCGTTTGTTTTTTTATCAATAGGGATTGTAATGGTGCGGGTTTTATCATGCCATGTGAAACGCAAACTACGTTCAGATATGAAAAGTTGACGGCCTTTTAAAAAAAACTGAACAACTCGGTTTGGGTGTTTTTCTATGTGATTTTTTAATTTGTGATAGTTATACTCTCTTGATGCTTCTGGGTCTGGAATAAACTCTTCAAAGCACGAAAGGAATTTAGAAAATTCTAGCTCGGCTTTTGCTTTTTCCAAGCTGTTTTCCAAGGATTCGATGTTGTCTTCTATGTTTTCGATGTTGGTCATGGTTGGTTTCCTTTTGTTGATGATAGATATACAATACGGCAATAGTTGCAGGATGTCAAGGAAGAAATTGCAGCTTCATTACATTTTTTTTATTTTAGGTTTTTGGGGGATTTTCTTTCGCCCTCCCTCCATTTTGCCGAGTACGCATTAAAAGATATATAAAATATCAGCAGAATATCATTAAATGACAAGCAATAATCAATACTACACTAGTCCAGTTTTATATAAAAAGGGCACAATATACAGAGAGATTTTTTTTGAAAAAATGAAAAAAAGATGCAATTTTTTCCTTGACAGGCTGCAATAATTGCACTATTATGGTTTTAATAAAACAAACTAACAAGCGTTTAACACTCAACACAAAGGAAACCAAGACCATGAAACATGACTACGAAACAATACTAAATGAAGCCTTAGAGAATGAGGGCATCATGAATGAACAATTTACGGCCTTTCACGAATACAGCGTAGGCAATCAATTTATGGCGCGTTGCCAACTCAGAAAATGCGAGCCAATCAAAACCTTTAAAGGATGGCAAGCCCTAGGGCGCACCGTGAAGAAAGGAGAAAAGGCAATCTCTCTTTTGTATCCGTACATCTTCGCAAAAGACAAAGAAGACCCAAACGGAGAAAGCGTCACAGTCTTTAAACCGCGCAACCTTTGGTTTGGATTGTCACAAACAGAAGGCAAAGACTACAAACACGAATTGCCGCCAGAAGTGACTAAGGACCGCCTGAGAAAAATGATGATAAACCTGAACATCACAGGCGAACCCTTCGAACACATGAACGGCAACGTCATGGGATACGCAACAGCAAAAAGAACCATTGCCATTAACCCACTGTGCAAGGATCCCTTGCCTGTCCTGTTTCACGAGATAGGGCACGTCCTGTTAGGACATCCTGAAGACATACACGAATACAGGGCAACCAGAAACGTATGCGAAGCGGAAGCGGAAAGCGTGTCTTATCTCACCATGGCTTGCCTAGGACTACACACAGAAACAACCAAAGGGCATTCATCGCGCTATATCAAATCTTGGTTAGAAAACCCCAAAAACGATATGCGCCTGAATAAGGTTTTTAAGGCCGTAGACGACATTTTAAAAGCTATGGCACAAGAACCTAAAGAACTACCTCAAACCCTCTTAATCGCAGCCTAAAGGAACACAATCATGATCACTTTAATCATCCTCATCATCAACATGGCAAACATCGAGCCACAACAAACAATCCACACGCAAAAATTCACAACAAAAGAACAATGCGAAAGCGTAGGGAAGGAAATTCTCCTGATGGAATATGAACAGCTACAAAAACGAGGAGCATTGAACAAAGACAAGAAAAATTATCAGATCAGCTTTAAATGCGTAAAATAGGGAGAAAAAGCGAAAAGAAAGCGAAAAAAAGACGTGAGAAAGAAGCGAGAAATAATCTCATAAAATTGTATCTTTAATTTCTTTCTGGTTTTTTTGACGAAAAATTGCCTTATGCTTTTGCATAGGGCTTTTTTTTGTTTTTGTTGTGTATTATATACATATAAGAAAACCTAATTATGGATTGCAAGATGGTATCAAAAACGCCCGAGATCACGCGCAGGGCTGGACGGCCTACAGGCAGCACAAAGAAGAAATACTTAACGCCGCAACGTATGCAGGACGTAGAGGACACTCTCACACTGTTAACCGGCAAAGCATACGAGGACAGCCCGACAGTGCCCAAAGGATGGGACGTTGAGAAATGGGCAGAGAGCGCTTGCTATAGAGCAACGCAGGTGGTGTGGAGCATTCTTAACGAAAAGGACTCTGATAGCCTCACAGCCGCCCAGATTATCTTTAGGCTTGCCAAGAAGCTAGAGAGCAAGAACGCATCCAGACAGGCCGTAGAAGACACAATAAACGCCCTTGCAGCAATCAAGCATGTGATCGTAGATGCAAAAACTGACCAAAGCCAAAACAGCTAAAGCACGCGCACCCAAGGCAGCGATGCCAAAGGTTGAAAAGATAACGGGGCGCACGCTTGATATACCCGTTGCCAGAGTGTTCCAGCCTCTCTTGCAGCCCGCACGATACAAAGGTATTCACGGCGGCAGGGGATCAGGTAAATCAACCTTTGCAGCACAGGCCGTGGTGACGCAGTGTCTTTTTCGTCCTGGATTGCGTGTGGTGTGTGTCCGTGAAACACAAAACAGCTTGAAGGAATCGGTTTACCAGTTGATTGTGGACCAGATAAACAAGCTAAGCGTTGCCTCAGCGTTCAACGTGCAATCGTCCCGCATCATTACACCCGGAAATGGATTGATTATCTTTGCAGGGATGCAGGACCACACTGCCGAAAGTATCAAATCTCTTGAAGGCTTTGACATTGCATGGTGTGAAGAGGCACAAACCATGTCAAGCCGTTCTCTTGAAATACTGCGACCAACCATCCGAAAGATAGGCAGTGAGTTATGGTTTACGTGGAACCCAAGAAACGCCAGTGATCCCGTGGATCAACTCTTGCGGTGTGAGAATCCACCAAAGGATGCCATTGTCATCAAGGCCAACTACAACGACAACCCTTGGATGCCCGATGTTCTAAACGAAGAGCGGCTTTATGACCAGCAATTCAAACCAGACAGATATGGCCATATATGGCTTGGTGAATACGAACCGACAGCCGTAGGGGCTATATGGTCGCGACAGATCATCCATGAAGGTAGGCGATGGGAAAAGCCAGAAATGGAGCGTATCCTTGTCGCGGTTGACCCTAGTGTGACAGCGGGAGAACATGCAGACGAAAACGGTATTATCGTTGTGGGCAAAGGTACAGATGGGCGCGGGTATGTTTTGGATGATGTGAGTTTGAAAGGCACACCTGCACAATGGGCACAAAGAGCCATAGCCGTATATGACCAGTATCAGGCCGATGCTATTGTGGCAGAGGTGAATCAGGGTGGTTTAATGGTCAAGAATACCATCATGGCCGTGCGTCCTAACGTGCGTGTGATAGAGGTGAGAGCGTCAAAGGGTAAGCATGTAAGGGCAGAGCCTATCAGTGCCTTATACAACCTTGGCCGTATATCGCATGTTGGCACGTTTCCTGATTTAGAAGCGCAAATGTGCAAAATGACGGCGGCGGGATATGATGGGGAGGGATCGCCGGACAGAGTAGATGCGCTTGTGTGGGGATTCTCACAGCTCTTTGAACAACTGGCCAAAGGTAAGCCGAAATTTACAAAGCCCGTAGTACTTAACGCCAATTATAGGTTTTACTGATGAGAAGCCTACGCATTAAACAGGAATTCTATTTAGTGTTTTTGCCTTTTGATAAGTCTGAATTTACCACACGATGGGACAGAATAAGGTTTAGGGCCTTGTCGTGGCTTTATGATAAAGGCAAAGGTGATTTTAATGACTTTGGGCATGTGTATATCTTTCTGAAAAAGGCGGATATGCACGTTTGCTTAAGTCGAACGCAATGGGGGTATTATTTGGACGCGCAGCGTATGGGGGCACTGTCTCAATCTCTTTTGTTAACAGAGCAAGAGGCCTTTGGGGTTGTTTTGAAAAAAGAATATCCACAAAGCAACGCCATTGTGTCCGTTAAGACAACAATATCGCCCAAAAGGTTTTACAAGAAGACGATACACAGCGGGAATTTATGTCATCATGTGGCTTGTAATGTCTTAGGTATTGCGGAAAAGATAAAAAGTCCTTATGGATTGTATAAATACTTGGTAAAAAATGGGTCTTTTGTGGTTAAGGAGCATTCAAATGGTTAGCAGTGTTTTGCCTTTGGCGTTTGGAGCAATCGCGGGCACTTATGCCGCCAAAAAACAAAAGAAAGTAGCCCAAAGTGCGGCCAAAGAACAAACTGTGGAACAGGACAAAATAGCGCAAGTGCAAGTGCAGCAAGAAAACACGTTAAGGGACCAAGAAAGGGAACAAAAAAGACTGCGAGCCGAGCAATTAAGAGCATTGCGGGGCAGAAGCGGAGCGCGTTCTTTAATAGCAACGGGTGAAACTGGATTATCAGGGTTAATGGGGTAAATTATGACAAGACCAATAACAAAACCTCTTACTAAAATTATTAAACCACTAACAAAACCAATAGAGAATATCCTTAAACCAGTTACAGGCATTTTAAAGCCTAAAATCCCACAGCCGCAACAGCCCATTATTGAAGCCCCGAGAGGGGATAGGAATGAACCAACAACAGCAACAACAGCAACAACCGCAGACATAAAGCCAAATGATCCGCGTATGAATATGTCTGAGGGGCAGATTTTAGCGGAACGCACAAAATTTAGTCGGGTAAGAACGAAAGATATAAAGCCAGATGACCCGCGACGCAGACTTTATGCGATGCCGGAACAATCTTTGTTGGTTGATAAACCTTTAGGAACACCTGTAAGTGGTGGCTTGAAAAGACCACGCTTTAGAGGAATGACCGTAAAAAAATTGATTGGTTAGCATGTTAGACGTTGAAACAGTCTTAAAAAGACACCAAAAAGCCCAAGGCGAAAAAGACGAAAACAGGTCTTTGTTTGAAGAGGTGATAAACTACGTTCACCCGTTCAAAAACACCTATAACAAAAACTCATCGCACGAAGCGAATCAATCAAACACCTTGCAGCATGACAGCACGCCGCTTGTGTCTGCTATCAATTTCATCAACACCCTTTCAAAGAAGTTTACGCCGCAGTTTACGCGATGGGTTGAACTTGAGGTTGGCCCTGGTATGCCTGATGAATACCGCAATACGTTTGATAGTGCCTTGGAAAAGCTAAACGAATTGATCTTTTCGTTTATTGAAACCAGCAATTATGCGGCGATTAAGCCAAGGGTGTATTTTGATCTTGGCATTGGCACGGGATGTTATGACATTATGCCAAATCCAAATCGCAATGAAAACCCTTTGCTGTTTTTGGATCAGCCGCTTGTGGATTTAAGCCTTGTTAGTCGTGCCGATGGTTTTATCAGCATGAAATTTATTGATAAAACCGTCAAAAATTGTGACTTGAAAGCCATTTATGGGGGCCAGTTAGATTTAACGGGGGAAATAGAGCGGAGCATTAAAGAAAAGCCTGATGTCAATATCAAGATTGTGGAGGCTGTCTATTGGTCGGATGAAAAGAAGCTATGGTATTTTGAGGTTATTCACCACCAGCTAAAATATAAGATGCTTAGTATTCCTTATCGTGAGTGTCCGCGTATCACGCCGCGATGGTTAACGATACCAGGGCAATCGTTTGGTGTAGGGCCGTTCACGTTGGCTTTGTCAGACATTCGGCAATTAAACTCTTTGCGGATGTTGGAGCATCAATCGGCAGCGTTTAGCACGTTTGGGGCCTATACTGTGGCAGGTATGGACACCATGAATCCGACAAATTGGGTAATGCAGCCCATGTCATTCTTTCCTGTGGAGCGGAATGGTGGGCCAGATGGTCCAAGCATTGCGCCATTTCCAAATGTAGGGAATTTCCAGTCACAGGAATATATGATTTCGGGAATGCAAGATCAGGTTAGGCAGATTATGCTGGATCGCCGGTTGCCCCCTGAAACAGCGCAGCCCAAAACGGCTTTTGAGATTGCCGAGCGATTAAAAGAACTGGAAACAGACATTGGGGCAGCCTTGCCGCAGTTGTACTATGAGGATGTGATGCCAGCCACGCGCCGAATTGTTTCGATATTGCAAGAAAGCGGCCATTTAAACGGCATTTTGCAAAAAGAATTAGGGGCTATCAAGGGCATTAACCTTGCGGATTGGCTCAATGGTTATGCTTTAAAGATCAAAATCACCAGTCCTATATCGCGTTTGCAGTCTGTGCAGGATGTGCAAGCCTTTACACAAGGGTTTAGTATTTTGCAAGGCATGATGCCTGAAATATCTACCATGTCCCTTAATCTTCCTAAAACGGTGCATTGGATTTTTGATAAATTGGGCGCACCAAATAATCTTTTATTATCAGAGGAAGCTTTACAGCAGTTACAGCAGCAGTTACAACAGGCGGCGGCGCAGGGTGCGGCGCAAATACAACAACAAAGTCAACCACAACCGTTAGGCGTTGCATGAATTTAGACAATCCTTTAAATTTTACCTTAAAAGGGCAAAAAGAAAACCCTATTTTACAGCAACATAAAAGGCTGGCTTTGGATTTTTACCATGTGTTCAATTCCCCAGCAGGGGAAAGAGTTTTGGCATTCTTGAAATCAAAGACATTGGACCAGCCATGTTGGAATCCTGGTTATGGTGAGAATGCCGAAAGGACTGCCTATGCACGAGAGGGGCAGAATAATATCGTTCGTGAAATCATCAAAATGATACAATTTGGAAAGGAAACACCCAATGAGTGATGCTGAAAGTTTGTTAGGCGATGCGTCTTTAGCGGCCCCTGTTGCCACCACAGAAGGCCAAGAGCCTACTATTGTTACCCGTCCTGATAATATCCCTGAATCTTTCTGGGATGCAGAGAAAAACGCCCTTAAAACGGATGATTTGTTAAAATCCTATGATGATGCAGAAAAACGCGCCAAAGGATTGCGGGACAAACTGGCTAAAGGTTGGCAGAACGTGCCTGACGATGCCACAAAATATGCCTTTGAATTGCCAGACACTTTTAAGGAAACGTTGGCAGACGGTGAATTAAACGAAGAAATGGTGGATTTTGCCAAAGCAGCAGCGTTTGAGTCTGGCCTTTCTCAAGAGCAATTTAATAATTTTATGGGAAGAATTATTCCCCAGTTACATGAATACGGGATCAACTTAGATAACAGAGAGCCAACGCCTGAAGAGATTGAGGCCCAACAAAAAGAGATTGCCGAAGCCAAGCAAGCAGAATTTCAAAAATTAGGAGATGGCGCGGATAGAATTATTGCCAACGTAAGAGCCAACCTTCAAACCATTAAATCGCAGAACATCTTTACAGAATCAGAGTTAGACTTGATTCAAAATGGCCTAGGGTCATCGGCGGATGGTGTGTTGGTTTTAGATAAGATGTTTACCAAGATGTTTGGGCAAAAGACGGCCATTACGAATTTTGATGTGAAAGCATCGTCTTTTGGTGTTATCACGGAAGATGCTTTAAAAGATCGTCTTGATGATAGAAGAAACGCAACAAATTCAGCATTTTATCAAGAAACCCAACGAATGATAGAGCAATACGGGGAACAAAAAAAACGCATGCAAAAATAGATATTTACAAAGCGTTATTGTTGTTTTATGTTGATAAAAAAACGACCTATTTTTAGGCCCGCATCTTGCCCCTAATAAAAAAATAGCCCTCTCGTTGATCGTGAAAAATCAATTTAAAAAGAGGGACTTATGTCGTCTTTACAGCAGGCCAATAACTTTGCTATTGAGTTTGATCTAAAAACAAAACTCGATGCAACATTAGAAGATACAAAATTACGGAAAATATGCCAGGTTCGTCAAGGTGTTGTGGGTTCAACCACCACGTTTAACAGAGTTGGTTTAATGACGACAAACCAGCGTACAGTGGGTGCTGGCCCGTTACAGGCTCAAGATGTGGCCCAAAGCCACGTTGTTGCGACTATTAGCGTGTTTGATGCCGTCACAATGCTTGATGACACGGAAATGGATCGTATTACATATGATTTGAAATCGTATTTGATTAAAGCAGCCAGATCAGCGGTGATTAACCGTATTGAACAGGTCATTGTCAATGCTATGAATGCGGGTGCAAGTGCCACAATTTCAGTGGGTGCGGATGGTACAAACTGGACACTGGCAAACATGATTGAGTTGGCAAACATTTTTGACCGATTGAACATGCCACAGCAAGGGCGTTATTTTGTTGTTCACCCAAACAGCTTAAAAGCGGCTTTGCAGCAAAGCACGGTAACAAGTGCTGATTTTAACACTTTGATGGCTCTTATGGGGTCCACAGGTGGTTTAACGGGCAAATCTTACCTTGGTTTTGAGTTTATTGTCATGGGTAACTTAGATACACCGGAAGGTGGATTGCCGTTTAACGGTACAACAAACGTGCGGACAAACTTTGCTGTTTGTGCGGATCATGTAGGTCTTGCTTTTAACCGAGACATTCGCACAAAAGTGTCTATGATTGACCGTGAAGATTCATGGCAGATTATGGCTTCTGTTTCGGTAGGTGCTGTTGGTATCGGCAGTACGCAAGCTGGAAAAGAAGGAATTTACAGATACTTAATTGACGAAGCAGTTTAGGAGAACTTATGCCTTATATCGCAAGAAATCTCGTTTCCGTTGGGGGCGAACACTCAGGAACATCAGTTATTACATCGGGCGTGGCTCGCCGCGCTCCTATGCAATTTACTTATGGAACATCGGATTCTATTACCACATGTCGTGCCAGTGGATATTTTAACAATGCAGCTAATCTTCTTAGAAAGGGCGATCTAGTGACAATTACCAGTTACTCAGGTGCTGATTTTGAGACAAACGCTGCCGTTACTATTTCTGGTTATCAAAACATGGTTGTCTTAACGAGCGTCAACGGTGTTGTGGACTTATCGGACGGATCATCTATTGGTTTAACAAACACTTAATAATTTGGGCTTGTTATGAGTTCGCGTGAAAGCATCGCATCGCAAGCCCTATCCCTTTTGGGGGCCAACACTATTTCAAGTTTTGATGAAGGCACCAATGAAGCCAACATCATAAACGATCATTATGACCAGTTTATTCGGAATATGTTTAGTGTATTTCCCTGGTCTTTTGCCACGCGCAAGGTGCAGCTAGAGCAATACAGCAGCAATCCTCTTAATGAATTTTCTTTTCAATATGTGCGGCCCGATCAGGCTTTGTATATTTTTAAGCTATTTAATTCCCTAGAATATCATGCTCAAGCCATTACAGATTTTGACACCCTAGAGGATTTTGTCCTTTGCAATTACGATGACCCCATTATAGCACAGTATTCTGTTTACAAAGAGGAAAATCTTTGGCCTGGCTATTTTGCGGAATTTGCCGTCAATGCCCTTGCAGCAACCATTGCCGTGCCTGTGACGCACAATGCTGATTTGGCAAGATTGTATGATGAAAAAGCTTATGGTCCCCAGCAATCGGTAAGAAAGGGCGGATTATTTGCACGGGCGGTGGGTTCAGATTCCCGTCAAAAGCCCCCAGTTATGCTTAATGGCAACCCTATTATTGCCTCTCGTTATGGGTGGCGAGGCTATGGTTATTAATGCCTGTCGTAAGAGTTGACCAAAGAAAATGGACCAAGGGTGAACTTGACCCTGAAATGTTGGGGCGTGGTGATGTTGAGCCCTATTACGGCGCATCCTCAAAGCTTTTAAACGTCTTTACGCTGCCTCAAGGTGGGGTACAGCGCAGTCCAGGGTTAAAATGGGTTGGAAGGGCCTTAAAACGCGTTACACGGGCCACGCCAACGCTTATCACTACGCCCAATGGTGGAACGGGAGCCAATGCCAATGATGCCAATACGGCCACAGAGCTTGTGTCGACAACGAATATAGGGACGCAAAACCCTTATGTGTTTGTTCAGTATGATATTGGGGCTTCCATTCGTGTTGGTTATGTTCGTGTTACGGGCTTGCGGTGTTCCACGGGATCGGTTGCGGATGTTATTCTTCAGCGGAGTGTAGATGGTGTCGTTTGGACAAACATTCGGACAGACACATTAACCACGTCTGATTTGAGTTATACGGCAAGAATCCAAACAAACGCGCGGTATATTCGTATTGCTCGCATTGGAACAACAAACTTGCCATCGACCACGCTTGCTATAGATGAATTAGAAGTTTGGAGCGAAGGGGCAGAAAGTGCTATTAAATACATAAATTTTGAGTTTAATACAGATGACACTTATCTTTTGGTTGTAACGGAATTTAACATTGCTGTGTATCGAAACAGCGTGTATCAGGTGGATTTGTATGCCCCTCAACTTTTTAATTCCAAAATACCTTTTTTAAATTGGACGCAGAATGCAGACACTTTGATTTTGGTTGAGCAAACCTTGCAACCTTTGAAAATTACAAGATTTTCAAATACATCGTGGCTTATTGAAACAATTACGTTTGATTATATTCCTAAATATGATTTTACGCAAACCGAGGCATTTCCAAATGCCACATTAACGCCTTCTGCTGTTTCAGGGAATGTGCGATTAACATCGTCAGTGTCTGCCTTTGTTTCTGGTGATATAAATCAATACATTGATGGCAATGGAGGGTATGGCAGGATTGTGAAGTATATCAATTCTACAACTGTCATTTGCTATATGGAAATTCCTTTTTTTAATACAGATGCCATGACAAGCGGCTCGTGGAGCATTGTGGGTGATTTTATTAACACATGGGGTGGCGGTAAAGGGTGGCCTAAAACTGCTGTTTTTTATGAGGGTAGGCTTTGGTTTGGAGGCTCTCAGGATAGGCCAAGAACAGTTTGGGGGAGTCGGGTCAATGATTATTACAATTTTAATGCTGGCACGGCTTTAGACACGGATGCTATTACGATTGATGTCGCGGGTTCCAATAATGAGTTAAATTCTATAACGGGTATTTTTGGCGGTAGAGATTTACTGGTTTTTACCACGGGCGCGGCGTATGCGTTTACTAAAAATTTAGATGAAGTGATAACACCGACCAATGCTTATTTGCCCCCACAAACCAACATAGGTGCGGCAGAAAATGTCCGGTTGGCGGATATTGAGGGAATTGTTTTTTATATTCAGCGCGGCGGGTCCAGTTTACGGCAATTTGTTTATACAGACACCCAAGCCGCCTATACGTCTCCTATTGCATCACGATTAAGTTCCCATCTTTTAAAAAACCCTATTTCTATGGCTTTAAGAAAAGCTATATCTACAAATCAAGGATCATATTTGCTAATTGTTAATGGCGATGGATCGTTGACCATTGCTAACATATCCACAGAAGAAGAAATCTTTGCTTTTTTTGAAAGAGAAACGTCTGGTGGCTATTTTTTGCAAGCGGGGACGGTTTTTGATAAAATGTATGTAGCGATAAGAAGAGGCACAGAAGTTGAAATTGAGGAATTTAATTTTAATCATATTTTAGATTCTTCGACGCGCATAACTACGGGTTTGCCGTCACAATCTTTTTCAGGACTGGACTATCTTAATGGCAAAACAGTCAAAGTGTGGGCGGATAACAAACTATTGCCTGATGTGACAGTAACCAATGGGATTGCGACAATATCGGCACCCGCATCCTCTTTTGTGGAATTTGGATTTGATTTTACGCCTATAATAGAAGATTTACCATTGACAAAAGAAACCAGTGAGGCAAGGCTTGGCGTTAAAAGGCATGTAAATCAGATTCATATTCGTGTATATGATACAACATCTATGAATGTGAATGGGAACGAGGTGAATTTCTTTAAAATCACCAACACGCCGACAACCAATGCTATATCTCCGTATACGGGGGTTGTTTCTGTTTATGGGAATAGAGGATGGGATAATGATGGGATTATTTCGATAACGCAAACAAAACCAGGTTCTATGGAAATTTTAGAAATTAGTAAATACGTAGATACATGACCTCTAGCTTTCTTCCTTCAATGACATCCATAGCGACAAATGTTGCGGGGCTTGTTGGCATTAAGCCACAAGGTGTTGGTGGGTTGACGGCCTTAAGCACATCGGGGTTTATGGCCAAGCAAAGTCTTTTATCAAACATTGCTAAACCTGCCTTGGTAGGATTTGGGGCGGGAAGTCAAATAGGCGCAGGATATGCTGAAAAATACAGTTTAAAAACCCAAGCGCGAGATGCTGAATTGCAAGCCAAACAAGAAGAATTAAATGCTCTTTCTCAGCAGAATTTCTTTCAGCAAGCCTTGTCTGAGAATTTCGCTTCACAAACGGCAAAACTGGCGGCAAGGGGTATTCTTACAACGGGTCCATCTTCATTTGCGTTTGCCAGTCGTTCGGCGCAAAACACAACGAAAGATATTGAGACGGCAAGAATATCAGGTTTAGTGCGTTCAAGTCAGGCAAAACGTACAGGCATGAGTTTAAAAAGCCAATCAAAACAAGCTGTAAAAAGTGGTTTTGGCAATGCGCTTTCGTTTTTGGCTGAGGCATTGTAAATATGGTTTCTTTAATTCCTATTGAACAGCAAAGAACCCAAGGTCTTGTTGATTTGCCCAATGCGCCTAACGTTGAAATCCAAACGGGCATGGAAAGTTTTGCCAGAGCAGCTTTTGGGGCGGCGGGTGCCCTTGATAAAGCCAATGAAGAATCTCAGATACGCGCCCAAAGAGAATATGAACAAGAGTTAAAAATTCAGTCCATGCAATTAGAGACTGAAATGACAACGCAGATTTTTGAATTAAATAATAAATATACTTATGCCCCCGATGATTTAGGGCAAGCCATTGATGCCTACAAAAAAGACTTCATGAAAAACATTATTGATCCAGGGCAATACGCTGTTTTTGAAAATGCTTTTGAAATGAAGAAAATGTCTTCGGTGAATGCCGCTTTGCAGAATTATAAAAAGCAAAACGTGCAGTTTACCGAATTGAACGCCCGTAAATTGGTGGATTCAAATTTAAATGCCATGAGCCAAACGGCATCTCAGTTTTTTGGGCAAGAGCAATCCGCACAAGTCACGAGTTCCATGGCTATTATGCAGGCTTACAATGGTATTTTGCAAGCATACAATCAAACGGATTCCGACGGCAATTTGATTTTTACCCCGTTACAGATTGTTAATGGCATACAACAAGCGGACAAAAACCTAAATGAAGGCTTGTTTAATGGGTGGTTAAACAGCCAAACAAACGAAGAAGAGATTTTTCGTGTCCTTCAAAGCGGACAATTAAACGTGTTATTGCCGGACGGACAAGGAGGAATAAACACTATCAATGTTTTATCTGGCATGGACCCCAATTATTTACAGAATGTCCAAGAAAAGATTATTGCCCGTAAAGAAGGGCAATTAAACAAAATCAATACTGCTTTAGAAAAGAAGGAATTTTCTAAGTATTTTGCCCTGAAAGGCACGCCTATTCCGTCTTTGGATTTAGCAGACCCAGCATCTTTTGTGGAAAGAAAAAAGTTTTTTGACGACCAAAGCCAAAGCGATCCTAATCTTCGTGGTGTTTTTTTTCCTCTTTTAATGAGAGAGGAAGTAGATGGCATTGCGTCGCAGGTGGAATCTTTACCAGCCAACCAACGCGGGGCGTTTTTATCGGAATTAACAGAAAAAAACTCTAACGCCATTAACGATGAAATTCTTTCTTCTCTTTTTGAAAAAGACCCTAACCTTGCTTTAGCCACAAGCTATTCCAAAATTGATGATGGCATCACCAACAACATCATTTTTGGTCAGGAATTGAGAAAATCAAAATCCGTAGAAATGGATGAAGCCGCAATTAAAAAAGATGCTATTGCAGACCTTAATGGCGTAGAAAACCCAGAGTTTAGGGAAATGGCCATTCAGGGAATCTTAAACATGGCCGCTGTAGAGGCTGCCAACGGAAAAGATATAGCCAATGATGATAGTGCTATAAAAGCTATCAAAGAAAAAATGGGCCTAAACGTCTTAGAATACAAAGGAGGGCGCGTTCTTCCTTTTCGGAAAGATGGCAAATATGTCACACAAACAGAATTAAAAGATACTTTGAATACTTTGGATAACACGTTCCTAAAAAGCATAGGCCATGCCGTACCTGGTTATTTTGACACTAAGCAAAAGAAGTTTGTCACCATTGACGTGGAAGATGTGCTGAACAAAGCCACGTTAGGGACGTATTCTAATGGCATGTATAACGTAAAGGATTCCACTATTGAATGGGCAGCTTTGGATACTAACGGGCAGCCTCTTGTGGATGATTTTGGGGACGTTATGCCTTTTATGCTGAATATGATTCAGATTACCAAAAAAGATAATGTACAGCCTACAAAGCCACAGCCATTACAGCCTTCTAAAGTTCCGTTTAATATACCAAAAAATATAAATCCTTTTGAGGGATTGCCTACACAAGCAGAAAGAGAAGCCGAAAGTAATTCCATCATGGAAGATTTACAAAAAAGCCTTGGTTTCTAAATCATGGACGGCATCGCCTCTTTTTTAAAACCTTATTCTCCCAGCAAGCCAGACATTGCTGTTGATTATAGCCCCGATTCCTTTTTAGAGAATGCCCAAGCACAATTTTGGAGCATGGCCTCTAACGAAACCACCACCTATCGTGACTTGCGTCAAATGAGAATGGAATCCGACCGATTGGATGCACTGCGTCCCTATATTGGCGACAACCCTGATTATAGCAAAATGGCGGGATTTGAAACGCTAACAGAGGAAGACAAAGCCCTTGTGCGTGGGGATTTTTCTATTGATTTTTCACCGCCCGAAGACCAAAACCTTTTCACGCTTCCCCGCATTGCCCCTGTAAGCAATTTTTTAAACCAACGTTCGCGTAGAAATGAATTAAGAAACACGCTTCTTGATAACCTTGTAGATAAATTGCGTTCCCAAGGACAAGGGCAAAACCTAAAGACAACGAAAGAGATGCTGTCTACCATTGTTGAAGAAGCCAAAACCTACCAACAGGAGGCTAACGTCAAATTCCGTGGCTCAACAAATCTCAGTGCCATTGGGGGGCTTTTGGCAGGGGGTGCAGCGGGATCATTGGTGGACCCCGTCAATGCAGTAGCCACCTTTATAGGGCCAAGCGCGGGTGTCAAGCTAGGCAAGGCACTATTGCAAGGATTTGCGCTCAATGCAGGTGTTCAGGCCGTCCAGCAAGAAACGGATGAGTTTCGAGAATGGAAGCAGCAACTAGGCGCGGAATGGGGCATAGAGGAGCGTCTTTCTAACATTGCTTTTGCAGGGTTTGCGGGTTCTGCCTTTGAAGGCCTTTATCGTGGTTTAAAAGCCCTGCCAAGTGTGTCCATGACGGCGGCGGAGCATTTATTCAGAAACAAAAAAGCCAGTGCTGGCGGCGGTATAAACACCCAAGCCTTGGCTGATGAATTGGCAATTAAAGCCAGACAAGCGCATATCATGGAAACGGCCCCTGATAATTCTATCAATGGGCTAAGAAATCATGAAGCGGCTTTGCGTGATTTGGATAATGGGAAGCTGGATGTCCCAAGTGTGGATAATCAGCGGTTTAAGGATGATATTATCAATTCTAAAAACATCATAACGGAGGATATGCCCAATTCCTATAGGGGGCTAAAAGAATCCATTAAACAAAACACCGCTGTGAATGTGGCGGCGGCAGACAATCAGTTTGACGTACAAAAAGAGTACGCTTTTTTCCCCAAGGCCAGAGAAGACTTTAATCCCCAACAAATAGTCAATCCACCACCGAAACAAGCATCATCCCCACAAACAGAGATTGAGCGGGCCGCTGACCTTAAACTGAATGCTTTTGAAGGCATGGTAGAGCGTGACCCCGAGGCGTTTGTTGTGATTGACGGGAATGCAACGCGCGTAGCAGACATCTTGGAAACGGTGAGGGAATTTGATAACCATGTAAATGCGTTTAAAGCCTGTGGGATATTATGAATGATTTTTTAGATTGTTTAAAAGGCCAACTGCCTAACGACCTCTACAAACGGGCAGAAAGGGCTTATGAACAGAACCGTAAAGCCTTTGAATCCGAAATGGGATCAGAGGAAGCCAAAGTAAAGGCCACGCAGCGCACAACAGAGTTTTTTGACGAATATCTGAAAAAGCAAAAGAACAATCTCCTTACCACCGCACAGCGTTCTTTAGAGATGTGGGATGAGGTGAACCGTCTAAAGGGCAATAAAACATCCGATTGGGCCTATGCCAACGTCATTTTGGAAAGAATTGGGGACCAACAAGCCTACAATCGCGGCCTTGTTGCCAAAGTGATGAATGCGTTTATTGAGAAATACAAACCCCGTTTGGGTGTGTTTCGTCCTGCTGAAAACATATCCATGACAAAGCAAGTTTATCGGGAGATGTTTTTAGAAAATACGGGCGATGTTGATGCTCATGGGTTTTACAAATCCTATAATGACACGCAAAATTATCTTATAGACCAACTTAATGCCCATGGGGCCTCTATCAACAAAAGGGCAAAACGCCAGCCAGGCCAGTTTCATGATAGTGAATTATTAAAATCTGTATCGCCTGAAGAATGGTGGAGCCGCATATTCCCTTTGTTGGATAGAACGGCAATGATTGATAAGAAAACGGGCGCACCTCTTGATGATGCAAACCTTAAAAGAATTTCTTTAAAAATATATGATGAAATTACAACGGGTATTGGTGAAGGCAATCTTCTTCGTTTAAGCAGCGGCGATCCTGCTACGGTAAAACCCAAAAGCATTGTGGACCGATATTCTGATAAACGGTTTTTTGTCTTTAAAGATGCGGATTCATTCTTTGCCTATAACGATATGTTTGGCAGCGGAGACGAGGGCCTTTATAATTCCATGATTGATGAATTAGGCGGCATGGCAGAGGATTTGGCGGTGTTGCAAGTCATGGGTCCAAATCCCGAAGACGTGCACAAGTACATGATGAGCCGCATTTCTTTTGACCCAAGTAAAAGCAAAGAATGGGATTTATACCGTGAAAAACAAACGGAAGGTGCGTTTAAATTGTTGACTGGCAAAGATTATGCGGTAGGAAATCCCCATTGGTCTATCAATACATATTCGACAGGTCGCAATTTATTTACGGCAGCTAAATTAGGGTCTGCTGCTCTTCTTGCTTTATCGGATGTTATTTTTGCTGCAAACACATTAAAACTTAATGGGATGTCTGCTACAAAAGGATTTATTCGGTATTTTGGTGGTCTTAATCCATTAAAACAAAGCGACAGAACGCTTGCCGCAAATCTTGCTTTAGCGGGAGATATTGTAACGGATGGATTTATTGCTGCCTCTCGATATGGTGAAATAGAAGCTATTGGAAAATCAAAAGCCGTGGAATTTTCACAAAAAACAGCATCGGCAACAATTCATCTTTCGGGATTAAAAACACTAACAACGCACGCCAAAAAAATAACGGGGCTAGAGTTTTACGGGTATTTTGGGGCGCACATTAAAGCCCAAACGCCATGGTCAGAATTAGACCGTGACTTATTAGAGGCTTTTAACCGATACAATATCACTCAAGACGATTGGGCAAAAACTCTTCAAACGGGCACACTATCATTGGACGAGCAAGGCAACACAGCCTTTATGAACGTAACAGAATGGACAGATAAAGAGCTGGCTACAAAATATGGCACGTTTGCCGCAGAAATGATGCGAAAAGCAACCAACGAACCGTCCGTTATGTTACGCAGCGCAAGGACTGCATTTGGAGCCAATAAAAATTCTTTAAAACGTATGGCGGCTACAGATGCTTTTTTCTTAAAAAGTTTTGCTATTTCTGCTGCAATAAATCATGTCATACCAGCATTTAGTCGTGCTTTTAGACGCGGTGAATTTGGCAGCCTCGGCATCCTTGTTGTCGGCGGCACAATTATAGGAACCATAACTTCACAATTAAGAGAAGTCTTTAACCAAAAAGACATGAAACCTTGGGATGATTGGAGAACATGGGCAGGTGGTCTTATTTCAGCAGGTGGTTTGTCTATTATGGCAGATTTTTTATTTGGATCGTATGCAAGAAATGGACAAAAAATATCGGACCTTTTTGGCGGATGGTTAGGCAATACAGGACTTAGTATTTTTGATATTACAACTGGTGCTTTTGGAAAAACTTTGGACCCAGAAAAAGAAGCAAACTGGTTAAGAGATTTTTATACTTACGCGCAAAATTTTATCCCCGCTAAAAACCTTTGGTATTCCAAAGCATTCACGGATCGCTTTATTTGGGATAACGTAGAAAGGGCTGTTGATCCAGAATTTGATAAAAAATTTATAAGAGATGAAAGAAAACTTAAACGCCAAACAGGGCAAGGGTTTTGGTGGCCCAGAACATCCACATTGCCCACAAGAGAGCCTGTTGTAACCAAAGGAATACCCGATGTGGGCGGCTAGATTTTGGAGTAAACGGTTTTGGAGTGGCCGGTATTGGACACCCAGTGACACTGAGGAAGAAATTATTTATGTTCATGTCTATCCCCCTATCAATGGGCAATTATTTGTTCCACCACCGCAAAAGACTTTTTTTATTCACAATTTGCCGTTAATAGGTAAAGTAATTGTGAATACGCCTTTTAAAGCATTCTTTAGAAAAGAGTTTATCAATAAGGGACAAGTTCAATCTGAATTGAATGCCCGTACCCAAGTAGAAGGAATCAAAGGTTATGTCGGTAAAATCCCTACAAGTTGATTTTGGGTCGCCTGCCCCTATTCGCTTGGACTTCAATCTTGCCAGCGAGTTTCCAGGCAAATCTGCTTCAAACATTACAGAAGTGTATTGGTCTTTAAAACGTTCCGATAGAGATGCAGATAACAAGTATGTTTTAAAACAATTCACAACTGGCGGTGTGACCAAAGAGAATATCACGGCTGAAAATGGGGAAAGCCTTGTAAGGTTTTCCGTGGTCCTTTTGCCGGCAAATTGGGCGAATTTATCGGTGGAAGAATACATCCTTGTAGTGGGATTTAAACTAGATAGCCAAGGACCAACGGAATTAAGTTACCTTTTGAAAGGAGATCAATACACCAAACTTCGTATTCTGTTTAGGCAGCGTGCGCTTACCGCCTAATGCCTATTATTGAAGTTCCTTTTAATGGATACTTTCAATCTAAGTTTGACACACTTGGGTTTCCGTTTAATATAGATTTACCTGAATTTGTTGCCAATTTTTTTAAGGAGCCTTTTTTGGCATTACCATTTATCACACGGCAAGATATAGGACTGGCAGGGGATGGTGTCACAGATGATTCGTTTCTTTTAAATAGAAAGATGCGGGAATTGTGGGATGATGGGCTAAGTGCTGTGTTCTGGCTAGACCCACAAGAGGGAAAATCATTCTATTTTAATGCCAGTGTGGACGTTCGCTCTAACCAATGGGTTATCTTTTCTAGCCGTTCAGAAAAAAACAATATCACTTTTGGTCCCAATGGAAGAATGCGGATTTTTGGCGGATTGGATGAAGACCCTGATGAAAACCTGCCTAAGTTAGGCGCAACGTCTACAGAAGGCAGCACAACGCTTTTTATGGGGCCTGAACCAGAAAGCAATGCCTCTTTATTTCAAGTGGGACAACGGATCATTATTCGTGGAAAAACGGATGCCAACGGCGTGGCTTTGCAAAAAGAAGACAATGTTGTAACGGCCATTAACACCAGCCTGAACACCTTGACTGTTTTAAACCCTTTAGAGTTTACTTATTTGCCTGTGTATCCACCAGGGGACTTTGAGGCCAAGCAAGGGATACCCGATAGGTCGTTTGTCACGCGCTTAATCTCTTATGACCTGACGGCCAATACAACGGTCGGCAGCCCGATTATTTCTCTGGTATCTACAACAGGGTTGGCGGTTGGCGACTGGATGTATTTATTTGACGAAGGGGTGGCCAAAAATGTCGGAGGCACGTCTGGAAACTTTATTCGTCAAGAGGTGGGAAGAATTATTGCTATTAACGGTCTTAACGTTACTTTAAATCATGGTGTGTACCATCAATATCTTACCAGCAAAACAGCACGAGTTACCCGTTTGGATGCCGTAGGGAATGCTCGCATCACAAACGCTAGAGTATCATGGAACACGCCGTCATCGGAAAGAGATAATCATGCCTTTTTTGTGGGGTATGCTTATGATTCCATGATTGATAATTGCCATGTTTCTGATGAGGCAGGATTTGGAAACATTGGATCGTGTTTCCGTTTAGACATTGGTTATAATAACAAGATTCAAAATTGTTCTGGGCGGAATCCTTATCTTATCGGCCCTGGACTTGGGTATGGAGTTTCTATGTACGGTTCCACATCGTGCATTTCGGATAATTGCCACATGGACGGAATGCGTCATGGGTTTATTCTTTTTAAAGGAACAGCGGGATGTTTGGTTACCAACACCACCATTGTTAATTCTACTATTTCAGACATTGATTTGCATGGGGCCAATGAAATTTACAATACGTTTCGTGGGTTCAAAATTGTTGCAGGACCTACAATTTCAGTTGATGCCAATGACAAAAGCGCAATTAAATTAGGAAATGAATTTCACTTAGCAGGGGCTTCCCACAACATTATTGAAAACGGAGAAATTGATTTTTTTGATACTACCCATAATACCAATGGCATTGATATATTGCCTACCAGCAACTACAACATCGTTAAAAACGTCGTTATTAAAAACGCTTCGACTGGCATTTTAATTATAGACCAAGATGACGATGCTTTGCCTGGAGACGCTAACTTAAAAGCAGAATTTAATAAAATTGAAAACGTGGATATTTATAATGCGTCCGACCGTGCTATGAGATTGCGCGGCAATGCTAATGGTTCAACAACCCGCATCATCAAAGATTTGGAGTTAATCAATATCAAAATGTATGGATGCACGCGCCACATTGACCTTGTGCAAGCGGAAAACGTGTTGATTAAGGATTGCCAAGTGATACGTCCAGGGGACACGACAACTTATCCTTTTTGTGTAGATGCTACTAATGTGTTGGGGTTGAGAGTTTCTCAGAATTATTTTGAAAAAACGCAACGCGCTGTGAGGATTCAGGATTGCCCATCGGCCAGAATTATTGATAATACGTTTGTGGATTTAATAAGCGTGTCTTCGGCAATTAATGACGTTTCGGGCAATACAAGTGCAACGCTAACTCCTAATACGGATATTCCTTAATGGCCAATCAGATTATCACAACGGGAACTCCTGCATCGCCGATCAATTACGATGATGCGTCGATTTCTGGTTTGCTGAACGGGGAGCTTATTACGATTAACGGCGGCGCGTTAAGGATTGATTCTGACGTTCGCTGGAATCAACAGGCGGCGGTTTTGGGAAACATTACTGTTTCATCGACTCTTGGCGGTAGTGTTGCTATTGATGGAACGGCAATTTGGGAAGTGCCTTTTTCTGCGTCTACTGGAAACGTTCCTACGCAAACGGCTCTTGGTTCAAATGGTGTTACGGGTGGAACAAGTGGCGCAACAGGTGAATTGACTCGCGTTTGGGCAACTGGATCATTTAATCCTGCTGCGGCGGGTGGTGCTATGCCTGCAACGGGTTTTATCAAACTACGATCTAAGACTGGCAACTTCCAAGCGGGTGAAACCATTACACTGACGGGTGGGGCCACGATTGTTGCCGCCAATGCGGGTAAACGGAGCTGGATTCATGTTGTTGGTGAGGCGATTAAAGTTTTGCTTATGCCGCGCTTGGCAAATGTGCCAATCACGGGCGACTGGTACACCTTAGGCGCAACTAATGGCACAGATAACCAAACAATCCAGATGCCTGTGCGGGATGAATTTCCGGCCGTGCAGATTGAGACATCGCCAGGGTCGGGTGTTTATGAATGGTGGGCCAATGCGGCAGACGCTTGGAACGGCTGGTATCCAAATAATGATAACTGGACTCTGACAAACGCAACCATTACGCGAAATGCAGTGGCAGGGCCGGCTAACTATCCGGCAAGCGACAGATTGCGAGAAACAACCGCAAACGGCAATCATTTTGTCAGCGGAATAAACTTGAGCGCCACGCAGATGGACACAGGATCGTACACGCATTCGGCCATTGTCAAATCTGATGGACGGCAATGGTGCGTAGTGCAAATTTCTACTAATGGCGGTACTGACCGTTATGGCGCACTTGTGGATCTTTCCGCTGGTACGATTATTGCCAATCCTAGTGTCGGTAGCCCAACGGGCGTTTCATCATCAATTACTTCTCTTGGCGGTGATTATTATCAAGTTAATGTAACCCTTACCCATGCCACTGGTGATCTGAGAAGTTTTGTGGCAATTTCCGATTCGGCAACTCCAACCTATACGACTGGCTTGCCCACGTATATCGGTAACACGGCGCAGGGTATTATCCTTGGGTTTTCGACTCTTAAGCAGGCTACGCATGCTTTTATTGCGACAGATGCTCGTGGCAAGTTTTTTTACTCGGACCCTTTTGCTGGGACCATCACCCTTGCCAAACGCGGGGCAAACAACGCGGGATTAAAACCTGCAAGCGGGTGCGCTATTCGCATTCCAAATATTATCCTTGGATCATCATCGGCGGGCGATTACACAGCACAACATTTGTCTTACACAACCGGATCAAACTCTGGGACTTCACGTTACGCCTTTGGAATAACAAACGCTGTTATAGATTTTGATAAAATTTCTTGTAATTGGTCACTTAACGGCAATGCCCCGACTTCGTGGAAGATTCAAAATTCAGGTTGGAGCCTTGTGGCATCTTTGCTCAATTTTAACTCGGAAATCAGAAACGTCTGCATCGCTCCGACGCTTTACACAAGACTGATAGCTAGTGGTGCATATTCCCATCAGAACGCCGCTAATGCATATATGTACGACAGTCGTATTGTGTCTCGTGGGCAAGGAATTGCAGCTTATACCGCTACTGCATGTGCCAATATCAACGCATACCGCACCAGTTTTGAGTCTATAGGTCCCAATCAAGGCAAGGCAGTTCGCAGCCCATTTCATGGAATCTCCGCGCAAGTGACATCCTCGGGCGGAGAGTTTGTGGATTGCAAATTTATCGGTGGTCAATCAACATTTAACGCGCAAAACTTCCTTGTGCAAAACCCGACCTATTGCGATTATATGATTGGTACAACTACGGCTACAGCTTCAACGGCATTTGGGGTTCAAGGGACAAACATCACAGTTGAAAACATACTTGCGTTTCCGGGGGTGGCAAACAACCATCCTTTTTCGCAATACGTGCTTGCGACCGGATTTATTGCCAACCTTGTCCTAAAGAATATTGGAAGCCCGACATCCCCGCTCGACCTTGGCACTGTAAATCCATGCGGATATGTGCTTGCGCAGCTTCCAGCGGGAACGACAGCCGAATTGCGGCGGGTCTACACAATAAATCCCCGCCTTGGTGTAGTTTTAACAGCCGTTGCCAACCCTGTTTTGAATCTGTTTGATGTCTGGGGTGATGGAGCAACTCCGCAAACCATGGCAACGGCTAACATCAACTCTCGTGGCGGTCGGTGGACAAACCAACGCGGGGCAAATGCTACGTGTACTGGATCACACTGGGATGATGCTTATAACTCGACGACTACGGGTAGGATAACGATTAGTGCCAACGAACCATCTGTTGCTTCAGCGGCTCAGTGTTCTTTTACGCTTGGGCAAGGATCAGGTTTTAACGGTAATGGTTCTGTAGTGCTTTCACGATTGACCGACGTGGTGACTTGGACGACCCCTTATAAAATGTACGGCCACAATGCTTTTGCAGGTGGTTGCGCGGTTTTGGGCACTGATTGCCAAAATTTGATCTTCGAGTACAAGATCGACACCGGATCGGGCTTTGGTGGATCGTGGGCTTTTTTGGCAAACACCGTGCGTCGCGCAAGTGGCGGAATAAGCGGAACTAACCTTGTCACGGTTACAACAGCCGATAGAACCGCTTTAACGCGCCAGCCCCAAGTTGGGGATTTTGTGCAAACGGGTTCTTTCAGGTTGCCCGCAAATACGACCGTTACAGCCATAGTTGGTGATCTTGTTACGTGTTCTAACAATTTTACGTCCAGCCTTGGAACCAACGAGTTTGTTACCTTTTCGCCGGTCAACGTGGCGGTAACGGCGGCAAACGGGTATTCTTTGCAAGTGCGCACGTATCCGACCGTAGCGGCAACCACAACGCTGCTAACGGCGTTTTCAATGTCAATTCAGACGGATGCAACAAATCAACAAATTCAACACCCTTTGCTAGGGTCTTTGGTCAACATCACCAACCTTGTGCCTCAGTCACGGGTCAAAGTGACGCGGGTGGACACAGGGGCATTGTTACAACAGGCATCTTGCGGCGCGGGCACAACACTCAACTTTGATTTTCAATACACAGGGTCTGTTGCCATAGAGGCAAGAAATGCCAGTGGCAACCCTGCTTATAAACCATGGCTTACCCAAGTTTCCATTTCACCAACGGCAACGACAAACGTTGTTGCCCTTCAAGAATCCGATCAATAAAGGACTATAATTATGGCTATTCAGGACGATTTCCAAATTAGTGCCACAGGTGACATTCGTCGCCAAGCTGGGGCCAGCACAACCGTTTATTCAGTTTTGGCTTTACACGCGTGGCTTCAGGATTTAGCGGATGATTCATCTGCTACTGGCAATGACCTTGTGGATATTTTAGCCCCTAACCCATCACGTTTGGATGGTCCTCGGGATGCGGCTGTTGCGTCACGTCTTAACCTTTTGACCAGTGGTTCCATTATATTCAATTTGGATGATACGGCGGCGCAATTTGTAAATTTTGGCTCTATTAAGCAAGACAGTGCAAACGTTCAATACTCTGGCCTAAAAACCATCGGTGGTATTGTTGCGGCATCGCCTGTTTATGTTGTGCAAAACGGATCAAAACTTACCACCTTTTGGTCTAACGGTCACATTCAGATTTTGGTAAAGGTGCGTACAGGTGGCACCCTGATTAATTCAGGAAACGTGACGGCGTTTTCAAGAAAATGGGGACAATCGTACTCTCACTTTGACGTAAACCTTGCGGCGGGTGGTGAAAGCAATGCGGCTTTGTCAACGTCCCTTGATTCCAACATTGTGCTTTCTGAGGCCAGCGCGGCGGCTTTATCCAGCAAGGTCACGGTAACGTTTGGAGATACCAACCAAGATTTAGCTAACGGAAATGGATCAAAGCTCTATAAAGGCACCATTGCTTTAACCAGTTCCTGTACACTGCAAGAGGCGTATCAGTATTTGCAATACTTAACCAGAGAAAGCAGCGCAGCCACGCTTAACAGTATCCCAGGGTGGAGGTATAGGCTTTTAAATGCAGCTTACACGGAAATTCCTTCTGCCCCTTTCGGAACCTTCGCGGGGGGTACATTCTTTGTGGCTCAAGGGTGGTGGTTAACGGGTGTCTTGCCTGCGGAAAGTACCAAGTATCAGTTGATTGCCCATGATGGCACAACGCAGGTACCGCCAACGCTTATTGGTGTTACTGTTGGAAACTTGGTGTCAGGGGATCGTGTTTTGGTGGCGCGTGATAATGGATCAGGGGCCTTATTAAAAGATGAATACACCCCCGTGGCGGCCAGTTCAGGGGCAACGTCATTGCAGGTGGTGGAAAGCATTAAAACCGATACCCCAGCCAGCGGCGTGATTCGCATTAAAAACCTTCGTTACACCTACACTGCCTTTAATGCGGGCACCAAAACCTTTACGGGTCTTTCGCCTGCTTTAGCCAGTAACATTGTCACGGCGGATGATGTGTTTGTGCCTTATATTGACAGGGCTGCAACGGGATCATCGGAAAGCGTGACGTTTATTTATGCCTCTAACTTTAATGCTCGCGTGGATGTACGAAATGGAAGTGGCGCATCACCGATTGTGCCTTTTTCTACCACGTTATCTGTGACCAACGCTGGGGCAAGTGTGAACGCAAGCCGAAACAGTGACGTGTAATCCATGACCTATTATGTGTCTCCGTTTACCTTTGATTTTGCCACATCAAAAATTGATGTTGACGTGGGATCGGTAAACATTGATTGCATTCTTTTGTATGATGCTATAAAAGAAGCTCAAGCCACAGAAGAGGGTATTCTTTATGAAAGAATTGGATCAGGTTCCGGACTTAATGTGCTCGGACCCGGGGTGCAAGTCGGTATCACCGTCGAACTATTGGGGTCTTGGCAACTTCGGTTCCCAGCAGGAAACTACGTCGCCCGAGTCTCAGGAGGAAACCTTATCGGGGGACCAAGCGGAGACCCCATCGCATACACCGCCGGAGTCCAAACCCTCTTAATCCAATCGGCGGCCTCCACAATCGTAACAGAAGGTGGCTCTGTCCCCACAGCAGCGCAAAACGCGGATGCTGTTTGGAATTACGCAATGGAAAACGCCATCACATCAAGTCAAATGCTCAAAGGTGTGGCAAGAACGCAACTGGCCAAAGTCAACGTCAACGAAACAACAGGTGATGTGACAATTTATAAACTAGACGGTACAACCGTATTTGCACAAGCCTCAACGTCTCCCACAGGTGATAGAAATGCCCCAACCGTAGACTGGAATTAAAGGAGTTTTTATGAAAAAGAAAAAAGGAAAAGGCGGCGGTAAAGGTTGCTAGTCAATCGCTTTTGTGCCATAAAAATCATGCGGGTGGTTTGCTTTCTAAGGCTAGACTGAACGACATCCGCTTTTATACAGGTTCATATTTTTTGTGAAAAATACTTGGTTTACAAGGGTAAAATTCACCTTCCATGCCCTTAATGATAAAATCATCTTTAGCGGCACGCATTCTCCCCTCTAAAGTTTCAATTTGAAATAACCCGTCATGGTGGTGGCACATTCTGAAAAAATCTTTACCCCAGTGGTTTACCATTGCATTGTAGGACTCGTATGTCCCATCGTACTGCATGGCCTCAATTTCACAGGGTTTTGTTTTGTATTTCATGCTTTTGCTCTTAATGATGAAAACTTATCAAACGTTCTCAGCCCCATGTAAATGTAGGGCAGCATCATAAGCCCATCAAATACCTTTTCATTGGGGCTGGGCATAAGAATAACATAAGCGATGCTTCCTAAGAGTCCTAGCCACGCCATTCCAGGGCGGGTAGAGCGCACAAAAATATCATCTGCTTTGTCCCCTGCCCTAATCGTGTCTTGCGTTTCTTTTTGCTCTAGTTGGGCATCCTGTAGCTGGATGCGTTCCATTTCCAGCAGGTGAGAGCGAATAGAGGCTTCATTCTCGTAAGCCATCTTTTTAAGCCGTTCTAGAGCCTGTGGATCGTTTTGCAGGACGGATAGTGCTTGGTCAGGCGTTGCATAGTATGTTGCCCCTGAAACCAGCTTTACGCCAGCCTCTACAGCATTTCCAAGGTTTCCAGTTAAAAGTGAACCGACAAGGTTTGCGCCTTCCGTGCCGTTTCTGCTTAGCCATGCGCCTACGTCCTTCCAT